ATTAATCCAGCACCGTTTAACATAATCAATGCTCTATCCTTCCACAATATACTGACCACTAACCATAGACTAATACCTACCAGTGATAATGCTAGGTCGTAGAATTGCATACCGTCTACACCTCGTATAGACATAGCACCCAATACAAATATAGATGCAACCCATTTAATATACCAATCTAGAGTATACTTAGGAGTAGCAGATTTAAATATTCTTTTGCTGTTTTTTAGTTCTTGTGGACTGACGTTCTTGTGGTTTATCTTTGTCATCTTTTTTTGACCCGAATATCTTTTCCCAATTGTCACTGTATGCTTTATCGTTTGCATTGCGTCTTTTACTGCCTTTACCGCCATGCCACTCACCTGTCACTGGTAGCACCTACCATACATCTATCCCATAGTTCTTCTATGGTATTGTCCTGTACTGGTTCAGCATTTATTACACCGTATGCGGTCAAGTCTATATCACCGTTGGTGTCAATGTAAAAGGTTCTATCTGCAAGTTCATCTGCGATTGCAAGATAATCAAACATGGCAGTCTCACCTAGATTAAAGAATATATCGTACTTACCGTGTTCTTTAACGATACCACGAAACACTTCTATCTGACCTATATCACCCTCATGAGGCGCATCCTCTATGATGTGGTCAAGTATAGCAACCTTATCCATAAGGTACTCTTGGAATGACTCCCCCATACCGCCTGCAGTATAGATAAGAATCTTGGGTGTTGTATTAGTAAAATGTAATGCCATAATGTATATTATACTCGCAAAGATGGGATATGTAAAGGTGGTTTATTATGGGAAACCACCAAAACCCTTTCACCCATTTTTATTGTTCTTTGGGTGAGTATCTCTGTAAATCTTTGACAGTGATTACCTCGTCTTGGAGTAGCATGGACAGTGCCTTTGAAGCACCTTCCTTGCGTCCCATATACCAAGATGACATAACACATGCCGTGATAAACAATATATGAATTATCATTAATTCAGTATCCATTAGAAGTTGTACTGCAAACCAAAGTTGATTGAGTCCATTGCTTCACCTTCAGTGACCTCTTCTGCCATCACTTGCATGTATAAGTCTACGTCATTGAATGACTTACTTATCACAAATGACCAAAAGTCGTTACTGGAGTCGTGGTATCCATAATGAATACTCGCATCAAACACAGGTACTATAGCAGAAACATCTAATGCAGCTTCTAGGTATGAGTTGTCTGTATCTGAATCGTTGTAATAGGTCACACTGTGTCCCTTATACGTCATTCCAGCAAACAGTTCTTCTACCATTGCATAGTCTCCCGCATCATATCTGTATTGGATAATACCAGCGTTTACTGATAGGTCATCAGTTACTGGTAATTCATATCCAGCCCATAGGTCGTACTCGTAGGATGCTTCGTCTCCAAAGTCTACTGCACCAGCCCATGCACCAGCAAAAAACCCACTGTGTTCCCCTTCAAGCATGACGTTCCATGCAGGGCCACCTGTTGGTATTTGGGATACTCCTCTAAAGAAGTAGTCGTTTGATACACCAACTGAACCGTTGATGCTTCCTTCTTGTGCAAATGCTGTGAATGGGGTTACCATCAACATTGCTAATAAAAATAATTTATTCATCTTTTTCTCCTTATTTTATTATTGTTATAATATACTTCTAGGTACTTTCCCACCATTCTTTTACCTTAACAAAGGCAAATGATATGATGAAATACCACATTATAATAGAGATACCCCATCCTATGAGAGATGCGGGTAAATATAATACTGTAGTCAAAAAGTCCATAATGTTAACACTCTATTAAAGCGTTTCTTCAACTCTTTTAGCATATTGTTGTAATAACCATGAATTGTACTGTTTCTTGTACTCATCAAGGTCAAGTCTGTTATCGCCTGTCACTGGGTCATTATTTTCGTCACAGTAGTCCAACCACATGCGGTTCACGAATTGTTTGAATGATGTTGTTGAACGGAATGAATTAGGCATGTGATATATTTATAACGGCATTCCGTCAACTATGGAGAAATCATGGAAAAAAACCATGGACACATGTTGATGTAATCCCTCTTCTAGAGAGAAAAATGGTTTGTGCATTTCTAAACTATAGTCTAGTGACGTTGTGAATCTATCTCTTGGATTAAAATCATCGGGGAATGCTTTCCTAGCAACCCTCTTCCATTGGTCTTCTTTACCGTGGTCGTTATCTATCTCCACAATACTACCTGCTTTAACTGGCCAAATGATACCCTTAAAGTGTTCCCTGTAGAACATACGTGAACTATCCCCAATATGTTCTAAGATATCACCAACATCTAACTCTGTGGTATCACCATGGTTAAATGCAACATATGATGTAACGAATGGTGAATCGGCATCATCATCCCACCAATTATTGGCGCAAGAAAGATATGAATAGTTGTTCTCTACGATAGCATCAGCAATGGGTTGGTTCTTCTCATTTGTTTTTCTGATTACTTCATTGACCTCTGGCCCATTCTTTTCATCTTCTTTATAAACAAACTCATTAATACTTCCCTTAGTAGGTATCGGTGCATCAAAGATTACTTTAGCATTGTCATGTATAACAACGTTATCTTGTATCAATACTATCTTCTCACCTTCCTCAATGTCATAACCGTGGTCATGTCCATGAAATTTAAGGCACTTCTTCCAGTCACCTGTGTCTAGTATGATGTTATCTTGGCCGTACCATTGTATCAATTTACGTAGAGACGCAACAAAACTCTTGTCCACCTTTACGTCTGTTTCAACTATCACTATCTTCATATAACTATTACTTCACCCTCAGTTTCTATCCATACTTTAGCACCACATGATAGTGGTTTGTCTGGCGAATAGATAACTTTACTATCACCCTTAATATGAACCTCATGTCCATACTTATTTTCTTTGTACGTTTTGCACGTTATTACAGGATTGCGTTCACCTGTCTTGGCGTTCTTCTTAATAACATGTTGGTTGACATGTATTTTAGTCTTCATGTTCTATCACTGGGAATATTTTAGAGATGACTCGGCCCACCTCTTTGGCGATTTCCATATGTTCTTTTTGCGTTCCATTTTCACTACGCAGTTCTATGTAGTGTATCCAAGAACGAAGTGTTCCATTGACATACATTGTGGACTCAGTAAGTCCTTCTGGCAATACCGCACGTGCTTGTTCCTTTGCAATACCATTGTCTAGTGCCCAATTGTATGCAAGTTGCGATTCTTTGATTACCCTGTTCTGCATTTCAACCCAACGGTCTTGTAGTCCACCCTCGTACTCATCATTCATATCTAACTCAACTGAGTTTTGACGGTTCTTAGTATCTTGCAATCTTGCTTCACGTGTCACAAATTCAGTTGCAACAGCATATCGTTGACTGAACTCTTGAAATGAGAATGACCTATGTCTTAGTATCTGTCTTGCAATATCACGTGTTGTTTTGATTTCAAGACATGCACTGACCATCTCAAATGGTGACCAATGTTTATGCTTAATCAAATACTTGATAAGACCGTCACTCTTCTCACTATACTGATTTTCGGGATTAGAGACTCTTGCACAAAAGGCTATCATCTCCTGTACGTTAGCACTATCAATAAGATAGTTACCATCTGACTGACTGTAATTAACCAGTTTAACTTCCATTTATTATCTCCAAGGTAACATTGTCATACCGAGTTGGTTCAAACCCAACTCTAATAATATGAATACTAATAGACATGGGCCTAATTGCCATGCCCACCATTTCCATCCTTCTAAACTGTCTACCCACTGTCTGAGTTTACTGTTTCTTGCTTTATCATAGGCACCACTATTTTCTCCTATCTTGTTAGCCCAATGGTTAGGGTCTATCCAATTTTTAAGTGTCTTTAAGAATCTTATTATCATTAGTCTGTAAGTCCTACTATGTTGTATAGATTTTTAGGGTCATCAAATTTACCTGTGCAATTACCACTGATAGATATTCTCATATCACCACTGTTATTTTTTGTAGTACCATGAGGCATCCACCATGGGAACACCACCAATTTACCTGCTACAGATTCTTCTTCCATCCAAATATGTCTAGTGTGAATTGTAGTGTCAAACGATAGATTACCGCAGTCGGGTGGTGTCTTAACATAATAGCACCATGATAAATGTGGGTCTAGTTCATGATATACAGAATGAGAATGTAATGAAGTTTGTTCATTAGCTCCGACTAGATGAACCCAACATGCATATGTCCTAAACCCCTCAACTATTTCCTCGTCTATAACTTTATGAATAAGGTCAACTAATTTCTTGCTCTCACCACTCATAGGTAGTCCATTGGCGTCATGACTGAACTCTTCGCCTGGTGCTGTATCCATACTATGCACCCCCGAAGGGTAATATGGTTCTTTCATCAATGCTCGATTATGAATCTGACGTTCTAGAGCATCATTGTCTATCTCGTCTAGCATAGTCACATATCGACTACACAGCATTATAGGATTAAACATCCCCTCTCTCATCTAATGAACTCCAATTCAGTCTTCCAGTTCTCTTTATTTGAATCATAACAAGGACTATTCATCTGGCATATAATGAGTCTACCCCCATCCATATCCAATCTAATACTATCAGTGGTAAATGTACCACCATTCACATCATGGACTACTGCCTCAATGTTTCCTGTTGTATCCTCTTTATGTAATTTTTCAAATAATTCTACCAGTTCTTCTTTTCTCATGTTGCTATAGGTTTGTTGAAGTATTCCTTCAAAGTGTAATAAAATGTGATTTCTTCACCTTTCTTGATGTCCGTCACGGTTACCAATGTTCTAATTGTTACTTCTCTAATAATCTTACCTTGATAAACAGTATCTGTTCTCTCTTTCGCTTCTGCGTTAGGGTTCTCTGCATGATTGATGAATCCACCTAATGGCGTTCTTATCCATTGATTAAGGAACCACAAATGTGTCATCCCTAAATCAGTACCCTTTGGTATATCTTCTGTAGCAAATAAACCTAGTCCCTGTATAGAGGACATAGCTATTGTAACAGATTTGGGTAACGGGCGATAGTGGGTTTCTTTAAACATTTCCTAAAGTTTTAGGTACGTATACAATTTCAATACCCCTTCTGACTAATTCGTTGCGTATCTTACGCTTAACCTTTGGTTTGACATTACGGTCATTCAACATTTTGAATGCTTCTGTCTTGGATATTTGTTTGACATAGAAATGGTCAATCTCTACTTTCTTGGTTGCTCTATCAACTCTCGTTGCACTGGGTTTATATTTTGTTGGCATTATCTTCTCTGCGGGTGAAAAAATGTTACTTGAGTATATCTCCAATTTTCACCCATATACTTGGAGTAATCCTCTATGTATCCACCATGCAATTGATTGCCTGGGAACATGACTAGTCTATTGAACTTATGTGGGATAATCTGTTTGATATCAAACAACTCTTCCACTGGGTACAATAAATTCTCTTGTTCGTCATTACTTATCCATGTCCCCTCGTAAACGGCAGTTCCACCGTTTTCTTGTTTGTCCATGTAAGTGATAACGTTAATCACAGATTCGGAATCCAAGGCATTGAGAGCACTATCGATATGTGGGTAATGCTGTATAGCAGGGTCATGGTTTTCTAATGATTGGAAACAATTGAATTCATAGGCATTATCGTAAGAGTACCCATAATTCCACCAACCTTGGTCTCTGCATATATTCTGCAACATGTTCATTTGATTTTGATAAAGTCGTGTAGGATAACCAATCTTGTGTATCAGTCTACAGTCTAGATAGTCCTTACCATTTCTTGATGTGGTTCTTTCTTCGTTATACTTCCATAAAGGATATTGCTGACTAGTCAACCAGTCATGTATATCATCAGCATTCTCGTATAGATTATCAATATAGACTACCCCATCCTTTACAACTGGGTCTAACTTCTTATTGAATCTAAAAAGTTCATCGTTTGAATAGTGTTTCATTAACATTCCCCTTGTGTTAAGAATGAATAGTCACACTCATCCAGCAATTTATCTGTTGTACTTGGGCCATACATTTCAGAATGTGCAAGATTGAAACTTATGGATATACGTTCTTCTTGGTTTTCTTGGGATGGTACATGATGGTACAGGTATGAAGGCCATAGAGCAATGTCACCATCTCTTGGTTGAAATTGAAACTCTTTCTGTATTGCAGGCACGCCGTAATGATTGTCTTGTCCGTTGTCACTTTGATGATGTCTATCCGTTGTCATGAATAACATGTTTGCATATTCATTAGGACTTTCAAATATGATAGGTGCACAGGGTTGTGATGTCTTCACGTAGAACGTACCACTGAGTATTGTGCCTTTATGATTGTGAACACTGTGTTCATGTTGGTCTGTATAACGGTTGACCCATAGACAGCAGTGTATGTTACTGCGTAGCATGTTATGTTCTCTAGGGTCTTTCAAGAACTCTTTGTGCATGATATCGACATAGGTATCTTTGAGATTAGTGGTTAGTTGTTTACACCACTCTGTTTGACCAATGTATTCATCGTGGATATCTCTATCGAAATAGGTGGTGTAGTTTCTTTTGTTATCACCCCCACTTTGCCTTTCTACAACAGAAACTGCTTTACGCACATCACGAACAATCTCGTCTAGATTGTAGTTGAACCTCATCTTCCAAAAAGGTGTCGCAAATAGTTCTGTGCGATACGCCTCTAGTGGTTGGAATTGATTAGTCTTTGTCTGTCGGTTTGGTCTCATCATTTTTCACTGTTACATCACGATAATAAATTATTACTTCACCCAGCTGTTTGATATACCTTTTCAATTCTTGCATATCTTCTGACATGATTTTGTAATCACCAATGGTAGTACCTACAAATAGTACCTCACCATTGTTCTGTTCTTTCATTTCATCTAAGAACTGGTCTAGGTAGGTATAACCATCTGGCCAATCGGGGTTTTCTGTGTCTGCTTTGTCACAACTCTTAGGTCTCTTTAAGACCTCTTCACCCTTCTCATTATACTTAGGTGGTTCAAAAGAGATTGTTTTCCTACACGGATTTGTAATCTTTGCTTCCGATACTACCCACCATTCGGGTGCAGTTAAATCTACAGGTCTAGGCAATGTAGGTTGCATGATTTCAATCTCTATTGGTTTAGAGACTATCTCAATCTGTTTTTGTGGTAATAGTGAACAACCACTAATCACTGTCACTAGGAACAGTAAGCTTATAAAGTTCTTCTGTATCATTTTCCATGCCCTCCATCACTTTTTGACTTCCATTGTTAAACCTATTTGTAATCAAACCTGGCTTCTTCAATGCAAGCATATCTAAATTGTGTCTAGCAAAGATTGCTAAGTATTCTTGTTTCTCTGCCTCTATCTCCGCATTCTTGCGTGACATGTTTAGCAGTGCTTTACCCTGCTTCTCAAAGTTCTCCTTTAAGGCAGTCATGGCGGCTTTCTGTTCTTCTACTGCATACTCTAACTTCTGATTGTTTGCTAACAATGTTTGGTTTTGATTATACAGGTAATATCCACCAAGACCAAGAACTAAGATTATGCCTATTAATAACTGTTGCATTAGTCTTCTACCTCTATCTTGTAATTGAGTCCAGCAGCACCACGAATCTCTACTGGTCTCTTTTCAGAATCAATGAAAGATAGTAATTTCTCTTTCTTCGTGATTATCTTTCTTACACCTGTGTATACTCTATCGTCCTTATCACCCCATTCGGCGTTGTACGATACAGACACAGTGTAACGTGTCATGAATAATGATTTTACCCATGACCAAAACTTTTTTAATTGTCGTTTTAAAAAATCCATAGTAATAACAATGCTAAAAAGAATCCCTCTGCAAACATTAACCACATACATTGGTATTCGGTTATGTCAAAATGGTCAATGAACTTATAACACATGCGTTCATGCCAATCTAGGAATTTCTGTAAATATTGCATATTTTCTCCTATTTGTATTCTATCCATCCTGTAGCAATGTATTTATGCCCCGAAAGAGGTGGATTTCCTCTATGAAGGTGCGTAAATCCTGCTGGCCACATTAGGAAGTCACCCATCTTAGGTTTAAACCTCAGACATTGTTCTATAAACTCTGTCTCACCACCTTCTTCTACATCATTCAGAAATAGAGACCATGCAAGAACTCTATTCTTTGCTAGATTACCATAACTTTCACAATGCCATATATGATACCCTTCAGAAGGTTGTGTAAGTTGTACCTTACCCTCATACATGGTTAACATATTGGATGCAAGTTCATCAAAGTATTCAGTTGCATAGATGGGCAATAATCGGTTGATGGTGTAGTCAATGAAACCACCAAACTGTTGTGTAAATTTTGTGCTTTCAGGCACTTGATGATAAGACATTGATTCGTCTTTCTTCTTTTGGGCACCAGCACCCTCATCATAGTCTGAGCGAAGTTCTGTTACACCAAGTTTTTTGTGATATTCAAAGAATTCTATGAAGTCTTTGCAATGTTTATCGTGGAAGGCATTCTCATAGTGAGCAATGTGTTGACTAAACGTTACCCGTATGTCGTCAGTCTGTATTGTTTTCGGTTGTTTCATAATAATTATGTTTCCTATGGTCAGACTTTTCTTCCCAATGGGTTATCGCTTTTCTTATAGATTCTTCCGCAAGAACACTACAATGTAATTTAATTGGTGGTAGTTCAAGAGCGTCTGCAATATCTTTATCTTTGATTTCTTTTGCTTGTTCTATTGTCTTACCCTTTAACATCTCAACAAACATGGTGGATGATGCTATTGCACTACCGCAACCATATGTTTTGAACTTGACATCTGTTATGTAATCACCATCCATAAGAAGGTCTAGTTTCATAACATCACCGCAGGCGGGTGCTCCTGCCATTCCTGTTGCAACATTAGGGTCATTAGGGTCAAACCTACCGACTGAATGTTTCTGAGGATTCTCTAGTACGTCATTGAATCTATCAATTACTTTTTGTGAATATGCCATAGCCTTATTTAGTGGATACAAAAACGGGGGAGTTTCTTTAAAGACTAAACCCCCACCCCGAAAAATTGTCTCGCAATTTCAGTTATTGTATTTTTTCCTACGGACGTATAACTGGGCGCAAATGCTCAAGACCCGTCCTTTCTCTTCCCTTGCGACAGGTCAGAGCTCCCCTCTCATCCATGCACGATGAATAGTTACTTATGTTTCACTACAGGGACTTCTTTTTTTAACTCGACAACGTCAGCACCACTTCTGAGTGCTTTCAACTGGTTGATTGTATTCTCCGCACTAGTGTGAAGGATACCAATACCACCGTTAGCTTCCCAAGCATCGATGTTAACTTGTCTATCGTCTATCAAAACACTACCTTTCTCAGCGAAAGCACCTTTCTGTGTTCCACTGTAAGTACAAGTAGTCACGATGAATGGGTCAACATACTGTTTAATCCACTCACACTTGTCATAGACAACTGTTTGTCTGTTTACTTTACCAGCAGCAGTCAAGATTTCCCAAGGAAGTTGAGTATGTTTTACATAACCAATCAACTCATGGTAGTCAACCATTGGTGGTAAATTTCTGAACAATCTCTTGTCCGTCAGTTCTTGTTTTCTCTCATCGTATTCACTGTGACCAGCATCATCCGCTGTCAAAGGTTTCCCAATCATCTCAGAAACACCCTTAATGAAGTCAACCAAGACTCCGTCCATATCAATGAATATTCTCTTTACTCTCTTATTTTCCATACGTATAGTATAACCTTTTTGTAGGGTCACTGTCAAGTGTTATTCCCAAAATATCTTATATAATTTAACCTCTTTTCGGTATGCTTCATGTTCCCAAGGTTGTTTAGAATAGGGGGTATGAGCATGGTAAATGGTCTTAAATCGAGTCATTTTAGGGGACAATTCTCCCTTAATGAACTGTTTGGCATGTACCAATTCGTGTGCCAGAGTCTGCATCATCTCTTCTAAGGGTATCTTTTCACCCATTAGAGTCCTAGACAACTCTATTTCAACACTGTTACGTGCACCGTAACACAGTCCTAGAGCACCACCCTCACATTCACGGACAGTAGTCACTGTAACATCAACATCACGGCGTAGTTCAGGCATTAAAAAGGTCAATATTGACCGTATGTAGGTGGTAACCCTACGTTTCTGTGCGATTTGACCTTCTAATTGGATGTTTATCATAACAATATTCCTTACCGTAGGTTGATGTCAAGGTCGGGGTTATGCCAGAACTCTGAAACATCTGCATAAAGAACGACACACTGGTCGTGTTGATAATATTTACGCAGATTTAAAACAAAGTTAGATAGGGTAGAACACCACTCTTGGGTGATATCATTCCCATAGTTCCATCGCATGTAAGCTGATTTGATGTAAGACATTGGTAACGGGGTTGGTAACAAAGGGGTCAACTTTTTCATCACTTTCTCTCTCTCTCATCACATTAGGGTACTATTATCTCAGAAAAGTGGGGTCACTGTCAAGCGTTTTTTTGCTAATTTTTCACCTAAATTCTCTGCTTCGTACTCATTTATGTCTTTGTTTTCAATGACTTGCATGACATGAACCATTTCATGGGCTAAAGTTATCTCCCTTTCTTCGTCTAATTTGATGAAAAGGGTGATATCTAGGTTGTTTTGGGGGTTTATAGGGAATTCACAGTACCCTTGTTTAGGGTGGGGATGGGGTAGTTTGAGTATAGATATGTGCACGTTGTCAACGTGGTCGATACCTAGTTGTTTAGCGTAAAATATAGCACTATCTACTAGGGAATTGTATCTGCTGTTTATCCTCATAAAAACTCTTCACCTTGTCCAGTGAATAATATACTTTATTGTATATCTTCACACTGACACCATCGTCAACTACCCATCTAGGGATACCATCCAAAGAATGGTCTCTACAGATAACAATATCCCCTACTGTGGTAACTACAACTCTCACCAGTGATGTATGTTACCAGCAATGATGAAGAAACAGGTTATGAAGTTCACCCCCACAACCACGGTTCTAATAATAGCAACCTTATCTGCTTCTGCATCAGTGGCACCCTCTTTTTCGCCTAGAGATTTAGCCCACAGTCTCCAGTAATACCTAAGACTCTTCTTTAATGAAGATGCCATCACGCATTACTCCCTTGCGGTCTTTGATATCATGATATGCGACTTCCAAGCAATGTTCCATAGAAAGACCATTACGTACCATAATGTTTATCAGAACAACCATAATATCTCCTATGTCATCTGCTACATCTTTCTCTTTACAGACGTTGTCCGATAGTTCACCTACCTCTTGGATAAGTTTACATACTTGGTCTTTATCTGTTGCACCTTCAATAAGGTTTCTATCATGATGCCATTGTTTAATGTTATCCACTAATTGTTGCATTACCAACCTCTCTCTATGTTGTATGCTTGCACTTCTCCCCACACTTTAAAGAAATCCATGGGGTCTTTTGACATGGGTGGTTCAAAGGCTTGAACCCATTGGAATATCCAGTCATCATTTTTAACTAGGTTCATCATCTTACTGACCATTACAACAGGGTCTAACATAGGTACATGGTCGTACTTATGTTCAGTTGGGTCAGCATCTGTTTCAGCAGTCCTCGTTGGCCCAAATACAAAGTGAGTCCAAAATAGATTCTCACCATAATACTTACCAACATTATTCTCTGAACCTTGTTGTGTGATATCATCAACATCCACTGTTGCCATCTCATCAATCGTACCATCAAGTTTTCTCATCTCGCCTGGCTTTCCATGATAACAAGCATGTGACCTGTGCTGATATGCTTCTCTCCATAATTTTCCGTGGTCAAGTGCATACTTTTTAGTACGTTCAGGCCAAAACTTATATGTTGAATACTTCTGATTATCACCTGTAAGTTCTGTGAACCCTGTAGGTGTACCAGTAGTCAACATGAGAGTGAAGAAACGTCTCTTGATGGCTTCACGTGCAATCTGTAGATTAGCACCTTGAGCCCATGCATTGTTAAAAAACAAGTCGGGTTCAAATTCATCGTAGGCTTCAAAGAACTCATCTTGTCTTTCGTTGATATCAAATCCTGTCTTTTCACTGACAAGTAGATACTCCGCATCAGGCCAATTTTCTAAACACTGTCTGTGTATCTCAGACCCTATTGAAACATTCTTGTCTGTATGACCGTCATGTCCTGTTATGAGTATTTTACTCGGTTTCATCGTCTAGTTCCTCACGTTGATGCTCGTCTATCTCCGCACCACAAAACGGGCAATGTTGAATTGGATAATGGTGCTCATCCATTTCAGAGTAAACTTCACATTCACTCTGGCAATCTGTACAATAAAGTTTAATCAAACTCACTTTGGTACGCTCCTTGTGCTTTTATTAAATAATTTGGTTTGTCTATTAAGTGTGGCATTTCTAAATGCTTACATAGGTTTTCGTATGACTTTCTTTTACCATCTATCGTAACAAATGGCAAAGATGATTCTTGCGGTATGTCTTTGTATGTGAAATCTAATCCACAAACGTACACTCTCACTTCATTTTCTACTCTGTCGATGGTATTAAGCATGTGTTTGTATCTTTCGCAATACACATCCTGTTCCCACTCAGCAGGTAGATATAACTTATAACTTCCCACCTTTGTGCATCTCATCTAATTCTGTGTAACCACCTACATTTTCACCATTGATGCGTATCTGTGGAAAAGTACGAGCGCCAGGGAATTCTTCTAGTATCTCCTCTCTTCCAAAATCTACACCTAATTGTTTATATGTGTATTCATAACCATTCTGTTCGCACAATGCTTTTGCTCTGTCACAAAAAGGGCACTGTGTCTTTCCATAAATTTCTATCATGCTAAATTCCTATACTTCAAACAATGACCATGGTATGTTTTCCATTCGTCATCACATTCCTCTTCAATTACGTCTTCATACTTATACTTAGGCAGTCCCTCAGATGGGATATTACTGCAGGCGGGTATCAAGAGTACAATCAATGTAAATACACTGAGTGCCCATATACTAATCAGTATCTTCATAATTTAAAGTCATCAAACGTATCGTCTTGTACGTCTTGTTTAATACCACCAATGACATAAGATTCAATCTCTGTCTCTTGTGGTGCGTTCTGTAGTCCTCTACTGTTAAACCAGTGTTTTGTCCATGGTAATGGATTGTTAGCACTTGATACATCATAGATTGCTTTGAGACCAATCGCACGTAGTCTCTTGTTTGCAATGTACTCTACGTATTGACTGAGTAGTGGTACAGATAATCCAATCATAGAACCTTCTCTGAATAGGAACTCTGCCCATTCCTTCTCTTGGTCTACTGCATCACGGTACATTTGATATACCTCATCTTCACAGTCTTTCATGACCTTGTTCATGACCTTATCTTTTTCATGTGACTGGTAACACTTTAGAATGTGTTGTGATACGGCAAGATGTTGTGCTTCGTCTCTGGCGATTAGCGAAAGTATCTTCGCACTACCTTCCATAACTTTCAGTTCACCAAATGCAAATGAACACGCAAACGATACAAAGAATCTAATTCCTTCTAGGATGTTTACTGATATCAGTGCAAGATACAATGCTTTCTTAAGTTCATATTCATCTACTTTATGACCTAGTGACTTCTTGCGTCCTAGTTCAATGAATCTGTCGTACTTTTCTGTTACCATGTCAGCACGTTTTACAATAGCAGGTTCATCTATAATTGTATCAAATATATCACTAGGGTCACTATACACATTCTTTATGATATGAGTGTAGGAACGTGAATGTATAGTCTCAAAGAAGTCCCATGTAATAATACAAGACTCCAGTTCAGGCAGAGTCACAAATGGTAAGAACGCTAAAGCGGGTGCTCTACCTTGAACTGAGTCTAGTAAAGTTTGATATCTTAGATTAGATGTAAAGATATGTTTCTGTGACTTGTTTAACGAAGCATAGTCATTCCTATCTTTTTGTAAGGATACCTCTTCGGGCCTCCAAAAGAAACCTAATTGTTTCTGTGTTAACTTATCGAATATAGGATATTTAAAGTCATCAAATCTTTGGGTGTTTAGTGGTTCGCCAAAGAACATCGATTCTTTGGTATAGTCTACTTTTTTTCTATTAAATACTGTCATTCTTCTATCTTCTCAAATTCTAATTGGTCGTAATTATTTACGAACCTATGTTTTTGTCCATGAAGTGATTCATACACCTTTGACCATCTTTTGAAATCATGGTACTCGTTATAGTCCTCATCGCTTTGTACATATCGATTGGGTCTACCATCATTTTCCAAAACAATACGTTTATCTCCATAAGAATCGCCATATTGAACACGAAACATTCCATTTGTTTCTTGATTGTTAACTTGACATAGATTACTAACAAAGTCGGTTACAAAATGTAAGAACATATGGTAACTGTAATTTCCTATAAAGGTATCTCTCCAGTGTACCACATTTGGCCCTTGATACAAGAGCAAATCTCCAACTTCTAATTTAACTGGAATAGACTTTCTATGACGGATTGGTATACCTTGAGTCGCATCAAAATCTATAACTTCGTCTACCCAATTGCGGGTATTATCAACCCATATTACCCATGGTTCATTATCATCTGATTGGTAATCCAAACAAATAGTAGCACTTACTTCACATGATGGTCTATCAGCATGAGCTCTGAGGTATGAACCCCTAGTATATTTCCTACTGTAGGAGTATGTTTCAATTAGTTGCATATCGAATTCTTTTCGGAGCTTCTTATGTATATACCTGTGCATTGCAACACCCATAGGCATAGTGTGACCAGCGGTTGTTGTATGTTTTGATGACTCAGGCCCATTTGGAATAACTTCGACTTCTGATTCCAAAAGTTTGTCTGCTAATGGGTGGTGCTCGATAGTCTTCCACACATCCATAGTATACTCAATAACTTCTTTAGGTATGAAGTTACGATATATCGTATAACCTTCCGTTACAAACTGGTGAGTGTGGTCATTGAACACACCCTTCACAGTTTTCCCATAATTTGGGCCGTCTTTCATCTGAACATTATATGGCACAGGCTTCACAGTCCTCATCATCAAATGGGTCAGCAGGTAATAGTGGTTGTTCATCCTTCACCACATCCTCTTCCTTACCATCCATTGTATTATGATAGTATGATGTCTTCCATCCATACTTGTAAGTGTTTAGTAAATCTCTTGCCATTACAGACACAGGGACTTCACCATTATCATAGTTTTCGGGGTTATAAGACCAGTTACCACTTATACCTTGGTCAAAAAACTTCTGCATGACTGCTACAATCTTAATGTATCCTAGATTATCTTCCATATCCCATAGCAATGTATAGAAATTCTTCAATTGTGCATACTGTGGTACAATCTGTTTCAGTGTACCTTTCTTACTTTTCTTAACTGACAAGTGGTCTCTTGGTGGTTCAATACCATTCGTTGCATTAGACACAACACTAGATGATTCACTTGGCATTTGTGCACTCAATGTAGAGTGTCTCATACCATGTTCTAGGACTTCGCCACGTAGAGCCTCCCAGTCTTTCTTAAGAGAAACACTGACTAGGTCATCAACATCCTTCTTATACGTGTCGATTGGCAGTATTCCCTTTGAATACTTGGTCTTATGGAACCAATCACACTTACCCTTTTCTTTTGCAACTTGAACGGATGCTTTGATAAGTGAGTATTGGAATTCTTCAGTAAGTTCATGCACCATTTGTAATGATTCGTCACTACCATAATTCGCTTTATTCTTTGCAAGATAGTGTGCAAGTCCAATATATCCAATACCTAAACTTCTTCTAGAAATAGTTGACAACTCAGCGGCCTTTACAGGATACTGTTGGTAATCAATCAGTTCATCAAGTGCTCTAACTGCTAAATCAGCAAGGTGTCCCACTTCTTCAAGTTTCACAATACCAACATTGATTGCACTTAAAATACATAATGCAATCTCACCACGTGTATCATCAATAGATTCGATTGGTTGTGTAGGTAAAGTAATTTCTTGACAAAGATTGCTCATGCTCACTTTGTCAAGGAAACTACTATGCGTGTTGCAGTGGTCTATATTCATGATATAGATTCTGCCAGTCTCTGCTCTTTCTTTTAGTAAATCTGTTATCAATTCACGGGCATTTACCTTAGTTTTTGGAATACTGGTTGCACGTTCATACTTCTCGTACATTTCGTCAAATTCGGGTGTTCCAAATGCCTCATATAGACCATCTACAACATGCGGTGAGAACAATGTAATGTCCTCGTTTTTGAGAAATCTCTGATAAAAGAGTTCACTCATTTGAATAGAGTAGTCCAGTTTTCTTACTCTATTATCTTCCGTACCCTTATTGTTCTTGAGTACGATGATATCGTTAATTTCTTGGTGCCAAATAGGAAAATGAACTGTTGCACTCCCACCTCTTACACCGTTTTGTGTACAACATCTTACTGTAGATTCAAACTTCTTGAGGAATGGTATAACTCCTGTGTGTTGTACTTCACCACCACGAATCTTTGCACCTAGTCCTCTGATACGTCCAGCATTGATACCAATACCTGCTCTCTGAGCAACGTACTTACCAATTGCATGGTCACTTGAGAAGATTGAATCTAATGAATCATTACTGTCAACTAGAACACAACTTGCAAACTGTTTCAGTGGTGTTCTTACACCCGCCATGATGGGTGTGGGGATACTAATCTTAAATGTAGAGATAGCATCGTAATAACTTTTAACATACCATAGTCTATTCTTTTCACCATGACCATTATAATTTTGGAACAATGTCATAGCAATCATCATGTACATGAACTGTGGTGTCTCAAACACTTCATTTGTACTTCTGTCCTGTACAAGATACTTGTCTACAATTTGTTGCAGACCAGCATAAGTGAAATCAAAATCTCTATTATGCCTAATGTAACCATTACAAATATCAAACTCTTCCTCTGTGTAATAATCATGTATCTCCTTAGTGTACACACCATTGTCGATATTCTTATTAACCATATCATAGAGTCTAGGATAGATGTCTTTACCATCTTCCCACTTCGTACCGAATACTTGTTTCTGAAGTGCGAATAACAATAGTCTAGCTGCTACAAATTGATAGTTTGGATTTTCCAATGAAATCAAATCGGAGGCAGAACGAACTAAAATACTTTGAATATCTTTAGTGGTAATACCATCAAAAAATTGAAGACCACTATTCATTTCAACTAATGATTCTGAGATGCCTGTGATGTTCTTACAAGCGGCGGATACCATGACATGGATTTTATCTAGATTAATGTCTACCAACTCACCGTTGGATTTTACTACTTTAATGTCCCCGTTTTCGTGTTTCATATTTTTTTATACTCCTGTAACTTAAGTTTTGCAGAAAGGCCGTTGTAAGTGCAAGAGTTGATTATCTCCACGATTTCGTCTTTGGTCATTCCATGCATTATCATATCATTTATGTCTTTTAATCCATCGACTCTTTTATCAGTCCACAGACATACGTTGAAGCCATCTTCGATGACCTCTTCAATTTTCTTTAGAATAACTGCATTGCGTGGTTCGTTATCATATATTATTATTG